GCCCCAGATTCCGCGCCAACCTCATCACGAGCACGAGAGCCGCCGCCAGTTGACTGGGAAAGCGAACCTGTTTCCCCTAGAATGACCTCGCTGATTTGTTCGTCAAAGTATCTAATGGCTTTTTCGTAAGCATCCACCGTGCCGCTAGCATTGGCCTGAAGGTATTCCAGCATCATGGTCTCTGGAATCGAGATACCTGTTTCATTGGCGATCGTATTAACCGCAGCGTTCAGGGTGGCGAGTTGATCTGTCTGGGAGCCTCTGGGATATTTCCCTACGACCTTGGGAGAGGCGTAGTTTTCAAGAAACTTGAGGTTGAACTTAATAATATTCCGCTTGAAAAAATGGGGCCAAAAGATAGCCTCTCCTAATGCCCGTCCGTAGGGGCTTCCGTCGAGTGCGCCATAGCTCCACACCAATATTTTCTTAAGGGGTGGGGTTTCACCCGTCCATGAATTTTCGCGGGTCAAATGCCGTAAAACATAGCCCTGTTCCCCGCGCATGAAGCCAAACTGACGGGGGTCACGAACGCGGATTTCAGAGGCAACCGTTTGACCCCCGCGATTGCTCCACATCACTTCAGCGCAGACATACCCATTGAGCCGTCCACTGACAATCATGGCTCTGGTCAGTTGGTCGAATCCGTTAACAGAACTATGATTTTCCTCTTTCAGTGACAGGTCAAAGGCGTTGAGGTTGGCGAGTTGCGATCGCACTAAATCCGCAGCCTTTTGATCGATCCGCTTTTCCCCGCCTGGGGCCACAATCCAATCTTTGCAAGTGACAGACCCCGCCAATCGATTGAGCGCGGCCTGAATATGTGGATCGTTGTAGAGCCTTGAATAGAGCTTCAGTCCTTGACCGCCGCCACGGGTTTGCAAAACCTCATCCACGTTTTGCAGCAATTGACCCGCAAGCGCACCCTCGAAACTTAGGTAAGAGTCTTCAAGTGCCGTAATTTCGCGCTTTGCAAGTTTCCCGTTACCGTTGAGTATCATGGCGATCGCCTTAGAGGTTTAAATAATCGTCGATTGTGTCTGCTACTCGTTTCTTGCCGGAGCTGCTGAATTCAAATTCAGTGTACTGCGATCGCATCCAGCACAAAAACTGACTGACTGAATCGCATATATCCATGAAAGCGCCATTAGGGGCGGATATCAATTCTTTCTCAAAGTCTGGCAACCATGAGGCATGTTCCGGCAACCAAACCCGCCCCGCCTCAATCGCTGGCGACTCGACCGCTAATCGCGTGAGCTTATCCGATTCTGGCTCAATCGGAATAATGGGCAACCATGCCTTAGCCTGCACCAACTGAATCACCCCAGTCCCACTGGCCTTATCTTCAATCAGAATTGCATTCGGATGCCAGCGTTCGCCCAGCGAAATTACCATCCGCTCAAGGGCTGGCATCTCCACGCGATCGCGCCACATATCCAGCACATAAAATCCACTATCGGTCACAGCCCAAACTGTACAAACGCTATAGGCGCTCAACTCTTTTGCTTTACTGGCCGTATCCCAACTCAAAACGACCATCTTGGGTGATTCGGGGGGCACTCGATACCGCTGGAACCAAGACAGTTTAATCATGTTGCCATCCATTGGCCTTGGACGTTGTTGATAGAGGGCACTAAAGAAATAATCTGAAATTCTTGTCCTAAATTTCTGCAACTTCCGCAGGTCGTATCGTTCAGGGCAGAGAGCTTCACCGGGGACTCTCCAATCCGGCTCAACAGTGCAGCTCTCTGGAAATTCGGGGGGCACCTCTTCTTTGATGGCTTCAAAATTTACAATGTGCCAACGTTCTGGTTCATCGTCCTGTTCTTGTTCGAGTAGCCATCCTGATAGGTCGCCTTCTGCCCAACGTGTTTGAATGATCAGCAAAGCTGCGTCGGGTTCCGCGCGTGTATAGAAAACCGAGCTGTACCAGTCCTTATGTTTAGCCTTTATAGTCTCTGATGCCGCTTCCTCAGCGGATTTTATTGGATCGTCAATAATCCCCACGCTCCCAAATCCTCGCCCTGTTGCCGCCCCTCCAACCCCAGCCGCCCATAGTCCACCCCCTTGCGGCGTCTCCCAGTGCTTGATCGACTTTGCCCCCTCTAGAGTCTGTCCAGCATCCTCAAAATGCTGACGGGCTGCACGGCTGAAGGTTTGCGCTAGCTCCATTCCGTAGGACGCGATCGCCACAAACTTATCGGGATAGCGATAGACCATATAGGCTGCGAATAGGCGGCTTGATAAGATTGATTTCCCATGACGAGGAGGCATAAAAACCATGACCCGTTTACGTTTTCCGTCCGCCACCTCCTGCAACACTGCCGCCAAAGCTTTGCAATGGCGATACCAAACGTATTTTGGATAGACCTTATTTACAAACTGGACAAAGGTGAGCGATCGCCCAATAGCTTCCCAACTATTTTGTTTGGCTTTGGGAGGCAACCACTTATCAAGCGATCGCATCTTCCGCTCAACCCGTTGCAGCGCGCTAGTCTTCGGCATCTTTCAGACGCTCCGCTATGAGCTTGCGAGTCATGTCGATATCAGCCAATGCCTCAATGGCATGGGTTAGAGAATCAATATTGTCTGCTGCCAGGGTGCCGCCATGGTGACGATTATCCACAAATGCGGCCCTCAAAAATGCCATCCCTTCAGCCAGTACCCCTGGAATTTCACTCGCCCAATCCTTATCCTGTAAGGATTGCAGCTTCGCCACCATCCGTCTTAATTTGTCGTCCGTTTCAAGTCTGATTCGATATCGCTGGATTGTGCGAATGGTTGTTTTCCACTTTTCAGCAGCCTCGCGATCGCCCATTAAAACAGCATCGCAAAGGATTTTAGCGGCGCGATCGTAGTTAATGGTTTTCGGTTTTTTTGGAGCTGCCAACTATTTCCACTCCTGTAATTTCTGCGATCGCCTTCAACCTTTCCTCTCCCACGGGCGATCGCCCCAGCTCAATCAAACTGATCAGAGATCGATCTATATACAGTTTTTGGGCTAATTCCGATTGAGTTAGCCCCGCTCGAATTCGAGCAATCCGTATTTCTAGGCCAATTCCCAAATTCACGCCGCGTGAAAGTTTCTTGATTTTACTTTATCACAGCCCGAAAAACGACGAAACTGCAAGCTATGAACCTATTGCATATTTTTAAAGTCAATAAACGGGCGGAAGAATCCGGCATTAGTTTTGCCGATGTGCAGGATGCTGTCTCGAATTACGATCCGGAGTTGCATGAGGCTCCGATTGTGATCGGCCATCCCAAGCTCGACGATCCGGCCTACGGCTGGGTGAATTCGCTGTCTTTGGCGGGAAAAACCGTGCTGGCCGAGCCTAAGCAAATCGTTCAAGAATTTGCCGAGTGGATCGATAAAGGGCTCTACAAAAAGATTTCAGCCAGCTTTTACGGCAAGACCAACCCTGAAAATCCTACTCCTGGCAAGGTTTACCTCAAGCACGTGGGTTATTTAGGCGCAGTGCCGCCCAAAATAAAAGGATTGCCGGATTCTTCTTTTGCCGATTCGGGGGGCGAGGTGTTGACCCTCGACTTTTCCGAACTGGAGTTCGGCGACTATCGTTACGAGTCGGACAACGTTTACGAACGCCTGAATCGACTTGAGGCGAATGTTTTTAAAGACCAAGCGATCACTAACTATGGAGAGTCTATGCCGCAAACAGAGCAAGAACTAGAGCAACGAGAGCAGGCGATCGCCCTCCGCGAACGCGCCACTATCCTTAAAGAGCAAGAGCTACAGTTTTCTGAAGCCCTAGATGGGGTAATTAAAGAGGGTCGGGTATTGGCGGCTGAAAAATCCGCACACCTGAAGCGGCTCAAAATGCTGGCAGCAATTCCAGCCGATAGCGTGATGGATTTTGCAGAGGGCAAAGCGGACTACAGTCCCACGGCTGAATATATTGCTGAGCTGAAGAATCGCCCTGTCGTGGTAAACTTCAGCGAGATTTCGGGAGGGACGCCCCCCGAAAATACGACCGATCCGAACAAGATCGCCGCTGGTATTAAAGCGGAAATCAAAACGGCGAAAGAGAATGGAGAAACCCTGAGCTTTGCTGAGGCTCAATCCCGCTATCAAGCTAAAAACGGAGGAACGAACTAGTGGCAGTTGGACCTTATTGGAATACGGAAGGCCGAGATGCGGTTAATTACACGGCTCAGGGTGAGATCGGCAAACACTTGCTCGTGAAATTTGGCACCGCAGACAATACCGTGACATTGGCGGTTGCCGCCACTGACAAAATTATCGGGTGTACCTCCGATATTGACGCCGCAGATGGCGAACCCTGCGACGTTTTTTGCCACAAAATCGCACGGGTGATTTACGGCACTGCCGTGGCCAAGGGCGATATACTGACGGCCAATGCCGCAGGCCGCGCGGTACCTACCGTCACCCCACTTGATCGCGTGATTGGCATTGCCAAAATTACGGGCATTGCGGGTGATATCGGATCGGTTGCAATTTTCCCAAGTATTGTTTAGGGCTATTTAGAGGAGGAACCTAAAACCAATGTCTAGAAGCCCTTTTGCCATTCAACCGGACTTAACTGGGATTGCGATCGCCTACAAAAATGACGAGTACATTGCGGACATGATCGCCCCGCGTGAGCAGGTGCAAGCTGAGTTATTTGAGTGGGACGAACTCAACATCGATCAGATGTATGAGTTTCAAAATGACCAAGTGGGGCGGCTGAGCGCACCTAATCAGGTGACGTTTAGCTCAACCCGTGTTCAAGGCTCAACACTTGACCACGGCCTTGATAGTCCCGTGCCTCAAAAGGATATGGACAATTATCAAGGCGTTGGGGCTAGTCCCTTGGCGATCGCGACCGAAGGCGTAACCGAGCTGGTCATGCTTAACCGCGAAAAGCGCGTTGCTGACATTGTGCAGTCCGCTGCCAGCTATAAGACAGGCAACAAGGTTGTTTTGTCGGGCACATCGCAGTTTAGTGATGCAACCTCAAGCCCCGTTGACGCAATTTTGACGGCACTAGATGTGCCCCTCGTGCGTCCTCGCGTGATGGTCGTTTCTAACTACGGGTGGCGGATTTTGCGTCAGCATCCAAAAATCGTTGAATCCGTCAAGGGCACTGGGGCCGGATCCGATGCGCGGGGTGTGGTAATGCGATCGGCTGTAGCTGAATTATTTGAGCTAGATGCGTTGTATGTGGGCACTTCGCGGGGCAAAGCCACCCCCCGCAACGTGGATGCTGCCGCTAGCACTCCCGCTCGGATTTGGGGCAAGCATTTGGCGCTGTTGGGCGTCGATCCAATGGCCCGACTGCTGAACATGAATCGTCCAACCTTCCTAGTCACGGCTCAATTTGGTAACCGCGTGGCGGGAACCATTCAGGACCCGGATATGGGGCTCAAAGGCGGCGTTCGGGTTCGTGCAGGCGAAATGGTGAAAGAGGTCATTCTGACTAAAGAATGTTCCTATTTCTTCGAGAATGCATTTGCCTAACTCCTTTTGTACAATCGATTTGAGGCTAATCCCGTGACCGAAAAACCCCCTGAAAAAACCCCTGAGGCAAAAACGATTACCGTAGTGGCCAAGGCCCAAATTCTGCACAACGGCACCCTCTATGCAGAGGGTGCCGAAATCACGGATACCCCTGAGATCCTGCAATCCCTGATCGACTCCGAAAACGCCGAACTCAAGAGAAAGTAATGCCGTACTGCGCGATCGCAGAATTTATCACCACCTTTGGAGAACAGGAGACCGTAGCGGTTTCCAATCTCTATACGCCTAGCGCGATCGCCATTGACGAAACCAACCTTGAGCAAGCTCTGACTGATGCTAGCGCCTTAATTGACGGCTATATCCAAGGCCGTGTAACTCTCCCTCTGTCGGCTTTGCAAGTCCCGGCCACTCTTAAGGCTTGCTGTGCCGATATTGCCCGGTATCGGCTTGATCGGAATCGTTGTCGTGAGGAAGTGCGGATGAGATACGAAGATTGGATTGTCTGGCTCAAGGACGTGTCGAAAGGCATCGTCAACTTGGGTCTTGATGCTCAGGTGCCCCCCGAATCCCCCACGCTGGTGCCGGATCGGGTGTATGTTCGGGCCAGCGATCGCGTGTTTACTGATGATGTTTTAGATAGGTATTAAAATGTCCCCTTCTCAATCGCTTTTAAAATATTTCGCTTATGCTCACTTGCCGGAAAATTTGCAGACAATTAGCAAGCCATTGTGCTTGCTAGCAGAGCAAATGGAGGCGATACTTCCAGACGGGCCAGAAAAAACCACAGGGCTACGCAAATTACTGGAAGCCAAGGATTGCTTTGTTCGCGCTAACCTGCCCTAACTATGCTCCAAGAACTCGAAACCGCCCTAGTCCTGCGCCTGCTTCCCTTGCAGGATGAGGGCTATCGTGTTTTGGGGGCACCCACCGACCATCAACAAGTCGGCAGAGCATTTGGAAAGGGTGAGATTCGGGTGGCATACCAACGCCGAACTTACCAAAATCCCAGTAGTAAGATCGAGCGATCGCGCAAAACTTACCCAGTGAGGCTCACTTTTGAGGTGGTGGTTGAACTTCAGGATGTGCAGATGGAAACCCACGGCAGAGCGGCACAGGCCATGGAGCGGATTGTAGACCTGCTTGCTGGTTTTGTCCCAGAGGGGGAGTGTGGGGGCGGTTTTTATCCCGTGCAAGATGGATTTGTGGGCAGAGATAAAGAATCAGCGGTTTGGATTTATTCAGCCGTGTTTGGAATTGACCAATATTTGACCTTCAGGAGGACTGCATAATGCTCGTAGGATACGGTGAGCCGCTACTTTTAACCCGCAACCTGACCCCCACGACGATCGCACAGGAGCTATTATTTAGTCCTCAATTAGTCGGGTTTAATCTGGAAACGTCTGTCGAGGCAGCGCGGAAAATCAGGGCATGGAAGAACTGCAAGCGCGTAGTTGTGGCTTCTGCGCCAGGAGACGAAGAATCTACCCTCACCCTGCGCTATGAAGTGGATTGGGCAGCTCTCCAAGTCGGAATGGGTGAGCTGGCAGAAAACGTAAACGTAACCCTCCCCACTCGGAAAGAGGCCAAAATCCCGCTTGTGACGCCTTTTGAAATTACCGACGCTGCAATTACAGCGGGGGCTGACGTGCGGGTGTACCTGTCGGGTGCCGTGGGTACCGAATCCCTGGGACATCTAACCGCTGCCGCCGCCGCTCCAACTGGGCGACAATTTCAAATCACGGCGGGGAAATTAGTATTCCCAAGTACGCTAGCGGGTGGTGCGATCGTTTATTCGGTGCCGTCAGTGCTGACTGCGGTTCCTTCAATCGGGAAGGCACCTAATCCGATCAAGATGGATGAATATTCGTGGGTTGGGCACGCCTGTGGCGACGGGTGGCCTAAAGGCGTGATGATCCACATCCCCCGCATCAAGCAAGTGGGTAAGCCGTCAATCAATACCGATGATGATGAACCCGTGCTGGAGATTCAGTACGAGTGCCTTACGGCTCCAGGGGAACGGGCACCAATTCACTACTATTTGATGCCAGCGGCGTAGGCCATGCGCGACCCTTGGGAACCATACGAGTTCATCGATCGCCTGGGAAATACTCAGGCGACTTTTGGCTGTTCAACCGTTGGCATTTTCCGATTCCAAAAACTCATCCAGCAAATTCAATACACGCTGCTCAACAGTCCAGAGGACGATCTAACCTGGCAATTTTATTATTTGTCCGATCGCCATTTTCAACACGCCATCACCGAATGCCTCACCCTCAACGGAATTGCCCCCGATACCGTGACGCTAGCCATGGTGAATGCCCTACTCTTCGATCCAGGGCACCTCATCGCCATCAACACGCCCCCCGAATCGGCCAAACGATCGCAGGATGAACCTGCAACCTTGGGTGAGGTGATTGGTGCGATCGCCACGGGTACCGAATCAATCCAAGAAGCGATCGAGTTAGCTAACACGGTTCCCGCTCAGCAACTGCAAGTGATTCTAGGCGGAAAAAATAAGGCGATTAGACTTCAGACTGAGGAAGGCAAGAAGGCTGAGCAGGCGAAGAAGGATCGGGCTAAGGCGAAGAAGCAGCTTGAAGAAATGCGGAGGGCGGTGACCTAGTGTTGACATTTGACCTTGGCAGGATTTTTGATTGCACAATTTTCGCACCAACCAACATGTAAACGAGTGCGTATTGTGCTTTCATTAATATCTGAGAGCTTTGTCCATTCAGATAATGTTTTTATTTGTCCATCAATTTCAATAAATCGGTTGTTTCTTTTGTTTATACTTTGCTGGGCAGAATCCTCCCATCGAATGTTCCCGGCTTCATAATGCCATTCGTTATTTATTCGGCCTATTGAATTACAATGATTTGGGCGTCTCCCAGCTTCAGCTAAAAAGTCTTGATACGAATTGAATCTAAATTCAATTCCCCTGCCGCCATAATCAACATATTTTGCGTTTTTGGGGTTTGTGCATCTATTCTTTGCGGAAAGATATGCTCTATATTCAACAGTTGTATTCTTGTTTGATTCGCCATGCTTAAATCTGCGGTTAGACATAAGTTCGCTTTGAAAACAGCCACAACTTTTAGTCTTCCCCTGCAAAGGACGGCTAGCCTTGAATATTTTCCCGCAAGCGCACTCGCAAAACCAACGTAAATTCCCTGATTTTGTTCTGTCTGCAAGCCCTAAAACTTTTATTCTGTCAAATTGGGAGTCAGTTAAGTCTTGAAATTGCGAAGAAGTCGGATGTTTACCAAAAACCAGCTCTTCTCTTCTAAAATATTGTTTAGCCACTTGTCAAATCACCTTTTGATGCTTGGTTAGAGCGATTGCAAAGTTCGTAGTTTTGCAATCGCTCGATCTAGTTTAACTTTTGGATCGCACCCAATGTCAATCTTGTTTGGCTTAGAAATCAACGCTACGGGCGGAATCCAAACAATAAAAGAATTCAAGCGGCTGCAAAATGCGATCGCAGCCATGAAGCGAGACGCCGCCACATTCAATCAAATTGGCAAATCCCTAGGCATCACGGACACTGAAGCCAAGAAACTGGCCGCATCCTTAGGCAAAACCGCCGACGAAACCTTAGATCTTGTCGGTGCAATGAAAGACCTCAAAACCTTGCAGGTCGATGCCGCGACGCGATTTCAGGCGCTGAGCAGAGGCGCAAACCTCACCGCGAATCAGTTCGAGCAACTAGAAAAACACTTGGGCACTACCAATGAGGAGCTAAGCGATTTTCAAAAGGTTGGGGGAGCGATCGCCAGTGCGGGAATCGCGGCCAAAGTAACGGCGATCGGTCAAGCTGCACTTGGGACCGGGCTAAAGTTCGAGAATCTACAGGCCACCCTTGAAAATACGTTAGGCAGCAAAGCCGCCGCCGATCAGGTCTTTGGTCGATTGCAAACCTTTGTCGCTAACACTCCAAATCAACTGGATGAAACGATTCAGGCGTTCATTAGCCTAAAACAAAGGGGCATTGAGCCGACTAATGACGTGCTCCAAAAGTTTGGGGATATTGCCAGTTCTCAGGGCAAGTCTTTAGGGCAATTTATTGAGGCAGTTCTCGACGCTACCACGGGAGAAAACGAACGTCTCAAAGAGTTTGGGATTGCAGCTAAGGCAGCAGGAGATAAGGTTAGTTTCACGTTTCAAGGCGTGACCAAAACCGTCGCAAAAACACCCGATGCTATTAGCGGGGCATTACTCGCCTTCGGAAAACTAGATGGCGTGGCAGGTGGTATGGCCAAAAAAGCCGCCACCTTAGGGGGGCAATTCTCAAACCTAACCGACAACACCGAAGCGCTCCAAAACGAGATGTTCGGCCTCGTGCAGGGGCCAATGATCGCCGCAGTAACCCAAGCCAACGAACTCATTAACTATTTTCGCGAACTTCCCGCACCCATTCGCCTCACAGTACTGGGCATTGCAGGATTTAGCGGTGCATTAGTGGCCGCGATCGCAGCGGTCACCGCATTCAACCTGGCTCAAGGTAGAGCCATAGTATCTACAACTGTTCAATCGGCGGCATTGGTGAAAGATGCGATCGCGACCAATGCAGTGGCAGCGGCCAAATTAATCGCCGCTGCCGCTACGGGGCAATTAACGACGGCTCAGACTGCCAGTCTTGCAGCCATGACCGCAACGGCTCTTCAGGCGGGGCTTTTGGTGGGAGCTTTTGTCAGCATTGCGATCGCCGTCGATACCTTCAATAAGGTGACCGAGGCGGCAAGGGAGACCCAGAAGGCTACAGCCAATATTGAAAAATCCCTGGAATCCCTCACTGAAATTGAGAAAAAGTATGCGGATGCGGCCGGAAAGAAGGCCGCTGCACAGACCCTTGAAGCCGCTGCACTGAAAAAGACTCAAGAGCAACTGGGTCCACTTCAAAACGGGTTGGATGTGCTCCGTAACCTGCTCAACACAATCTCTCTGGGCAACCTGCTTAAAGAATTTGCAAAGTTGGATTTTGTCCCTGAACCGCTCAAAAACTTGCTGAATGCCCTGGGAAATGTTCTGCCCAAAGTGACGACGGCGGCAGAAGAATCTTTGCGAGAACAGGCCGTGGCGTTTGAGGAGCAGGCAAACAAGGCCGACGAGATTGCAGGGAAGGTTTTTGGCCTATTCAGTAAGGGGGCCAAAAACCTTACAGACAATGAACTAAAGCTCTATAAATCTGCCGTAGACGAGGCCACAGCAGCTATCAAAGATCACATCCCCATTGATGAGCAGGATGCTGCTCTCAAAAATTCAAAGCTACCCCTCCTAGAAAAATCCGCTAAATTAATCGCCGCCGAAACCGCCGCACGGGAAAAGTCAAAAAAGGCCACCGAAGGAGCTGCCGCCGCCGAACAGAAGGCAGCTCAAGACAAGGCGCAAGCGCAGGCCGCTGCACTCAAGCGTCAGCAGGATGCGGCCAAAGAGAAATCCCAAGAGCAGGTTGAGCAACGGAGCCGCGATCGCACGGAAAAAGCCGCCGAAGCCCAACGCAACAGACAAGAACAGTTTGAGGATTTGCAGCGTACAGTCGATCGCAGGTACCAGGATGCGAAACAGGCTCGAGACGATGCGTTTAACACGGCTCAACGCGACAAGGCAAAGAGTTTTCAGGACTCTCAGCAGAAAGCATCCGAAGCCTTCCAATCCAAACAGAATGCGGCTCAAAAGACTTTTGAAGAAAATCTTAAGGCGTCTAATGAGGCGACTTCAAAATCCTTCACAGAAGCTCAACGTCGCGCCTCTGTGGCGGAACAGTTGGCAGCGGCTCAGACCACGGAAGAACGTCAAAAAATTCTGAAGGAATCCGCCGCTCAGGTTGCCCAACAACAGGCGATCGCCAAACTCAACCTAGCCGATCGCCCCTTCAATCCAGACCAAATCCTCAATCTTGCCAAACAGGTTACAGGTGCCAATCAGGGCACCGTCGAAGGGGCGAAATCAATATCGGATGCCATTTCCGCAATCCAAGCAGAGCAACAGAAACAACAGGAGGCCGCTGACCAACAAAAACGAGTTGCTTTTGAGACTCAACTCAGGACCGAGGCTAAGGCGTTTTCAGACCAACAACAGGCCAACCAAGCCGCCTTCGACCAATCCCGCCAAGACGAATCCAAGGCATTTGCGGAAAGTGAGCGCCAAATAGCCGACGCATGGGCACAACTCCAGCGCGAAGTTCAATCTGGCTGGGCAGAATCCGAGCGCCAGATTCAACGCGCTTTTGAGGATGAAAGCCGTGCGATCGCCAAGGCCCAAAAAGACGAGGATCGGGCGTTAGACCTTGCTAATGCTCAAGCCATTCAGAAAATCCTAGACTCTGCTAAACCCAAGGCCATTGAGGCTCGACGTTCGGGGGGCGGCGTGGAGGCAGGTCAACCCTACCTAGTGGGAGAAGAAGGACCGGAACTGATTTATCCCAGTCGCGCGGGATACGTGGCCACAGCGCGGGAAACCGCCGCCATGATGGGCAATTTCCCAACC